CCGATAAGGTTCGGTGGGAGAGCGAATCTGGTATTCGGGCAATGGCCCCGTTTAAAGCACCGGGAGCGAAAACGCCACAAACTGCACCAAGAGGGGTTGCAAAGCATGAAGCCGCCGCAGCCTTCTGGGGCGAAAAAATGCCTTTTGATGAGGAATTCCTCAACAACCTGAGACAGCCCGGCACCACTGATGTGTATCAGGATGCCAAGTCTACTCTTGCCAATAACTTGCGACAACTCTCTTTTCGAGTTGACCGCAGAAAAGAGTGGATGTTTGCCAAGATGTTGACCGCAGGTACTTTTTCTTATAAAGAGAAACAAGGTATCAAGATTACGGTCGACTATGACATTCCATCTGATCATCAGGTCACCAAGACCAGTACGGCTCGTTGGGACAGCACCGGCCCTGATATCCTTGGTGATATTCGGGATGGCAAGGCCAAACTACGGGATGCTGTGGGGGCTGAAGGTGGCTTCCAGGCAATCACGACTGAAACAGTTCTTCGCATGATGGCGGAGGATTCAACAACCCGTGATTTGTTCCGCAACGATGCATTTGGTCCCAAGGCCATTCTTGGCAATTCTGCTACAAACATCATGGGCATCCGCCCAGAACTGCTGGCCACACTCCTTGACATGCCGATGTTCATTTATGAAGAAAGGTATTCTGTTGAGGCGTATATCACAGCGGCTGTAACCGCAGACACTACAGTTGTTATTTATGTTTCGGATGCTTCTGACTTTGAAGTTGGCCAGGAACTCAAGTTCTGGGATATTTCTGCCAATACTTCTGAGGAGTCTACCATCAGTGCAGTTGATGAGCAGGCAGGGACTGTTACTGTTGATGTTGCTCCAACTGCTTCATACAAGGCCAGCGAGGACATGGTCACTATGACTGCAACCTTCCTGCCTACGAATCTGTTTACCATCTTCGTGCCCAAAGTCGAGAACAAGCCGATTGCAGAGTACAAATCTGTACCGTTTGGCATTCCTCGTCAGTACGACAAGAAGCTGGATTCCTGGTTCGAGCGGGAGCCTGACATGATGTGGGTTCGTGCAGAGGATAAGGGCCTGCCCATCCTGAAACACACTGATGCTGTTTACCAGCTGACGGTAACCGGGGACTCATAATCTCCAAGTAGTTCAATTGTATAAAAAACAAAGATGAGGTAAAGGAAAATGAAAAAAGTATTGGAAGTAAAAGTCAACACAACTCTTTCAGATGAAAAGAGGAGAATCTATCTTAAAGGTTCAATTTATACAGACCCAATTCCTGAACCCCTTCTTGCCGAATTGGAGTCTGGCTCAGGTCACGTTACTGCACTTGTAGTGGATGATGACTTTGAGCCAGACTCCAATGTTCTTGAGGAAGAAGAAATTGAGGAGGAAGAAACTCCTCCCCCAGCCAAAGTAAAACTCAAACCTAAGAAATCACTAGTCAAACCCAAGAAATAGGCAGGTGGTATCATGACTGAAGCCGAACTCATTGCCAGATTGGAAAGAGACTTTGCTGATCAATCTGGGGAGGTGGTTGCTGCCAACTACACCGACTCTATAGCCGATGCTGAAAGAGAAACTGGTTGGGTTCTGCCCCAGACATCAGATTTTAAAGTAACCTGGTTAATTAACCGATCCTCCCGTCATCTTCTTTATAAGCTCGCCATTGCTGCTGCAAGAAAATTTAGAGCAGAAGGTTACCACCTTGATCAACGATTTGCCCAGTATTTTAAAATGCTGAATGGTATGGATGATGATTTTGTAGAGGCTGTTGACAACAATCCTGCCGAGTTTGCTGGAGTTGATGCTTATAAGATGTTTGGGCATAGAATTGATGCAGGTTTCAGTTACGATCCTTATGGGCAGGACACAACGTATACGGATGACAATGTGGTTATTGTTCATCCAATAGATTAGGTTCAAATATGAGTTTTGGACCAGACATAGAAGAGTTACTACAGGATATTGGAACGGGATTTACCATAGTACGTGCGACAGGTAATATCACGGGCGAGAAATTAATTTCTAAATCCAATACTCAGGTAACTAAACCATTCATTAGAGAGTTCTTTTTAGAGGCAAGCTTATCGTATGAAACAGAGGCGGTCCTAGGAGATTTACTTCAATTTTCAGATGGTAGATTTTTTCTACTTGCTACTTCTACACCAAGGCAATTTGAAAATGCTGCATTTGATAATCAGGCCGTTTTGTATAAGTGTAATGTCTCTGGCGAAATTCAACGCCTATCTGGAGAAGGGTGGGACGATGAATACCAAGATGAAAGTTCGTGGGTTACCATCAAAGCCAATGAGTACGGCTTGATAACTGAGGAATTACAAGGTAACCATCTTGACGAGGACAGTCCAGCTGGTCAAGTCCAATCACGGGCTCTAATGCTTTTTGTTCCTATAAATTCTGATATACAATTGCTGGATAGATATATTCCAGTAAGCGGCGAAACCCCATTGAAAGTGGAAGAAATTGATTTATACAAATTTGGGGGTCTAAAGGTAGCACACTTAGAAATAGATACAAGAGAATAACCCAATCTCCGAGGAGAAGAAATGAGTGAGAAGGAACGAGTCCTATTTGTGGGAGAACATCCATTTTCTTTCAGTGGAAATGGAAATATGTTCAATGCTATCCTGCGCCAAATCAATCTTGACAATTACAATCTCTGTTGCTTTATAATTGGTGAAGCAGATCCAGCCATGTACGATGCATTTGATGGCTTTGGTGGTGTTCCTTTTATTCCTGCAAGACAAGGATCTGATCATTGGGGACTCCAGCATCTTTTACGATTTATTTCCCATCAGAAGATAGACAAGATGGTTACTATAGGGGTAGATATTTGGCGATTTGCTCCAATAATGAATGAACTATATGGAATTTTAAAGGAAAAAAATATAATCTGGATATCAATCATGCCTTATGACACCGATCAAATTGTTGATGATTGGATCAATTGGATGGGAGCCATTGATTGTCCGTGTGTGTACTCTAAATTTGGGTATGCAATGATCAAAGATAGAGTTAAGAACCTTGAGTATTTCAGACCTCCTCTTTTCGCATCCGAATCATACTTCCCGAGAAGCAAAGACCAATGTCAGGAATTCTGGCAGACACATTTCAGGCAATTTGATCCTGATGGTTTTATATTTGGATATGTGGGGCAAAACCAATTTCGCAAGGCCCCCCATAAGTTGATGGAAGCTTATGTAAAGGTTCGTGATCATTTTGAAGGGAAGAGAAGAATATACCTATATCTTCATACTGATATAAACTCCCCTGTTGCTTTCAATCTTGAACAATATGGTATTCAGGTTGGTTGTAACACCGGGGATGTTATGTCAAAGAAGCAGGGGCATAAATATTTTCCGATACACATGCCTTTGGTCTACGGAAGTATGGACTGTCTTGTATTGCCTTCTACTCAGGAAGGATTGTCTTGGACCATCCTTGAGGCAATGCTTTGTAAGACTCCTGTTATTGCATCTGACACCACAGCACATAAAGAACTCCTTCGGCAAAGTAATTGCCTTGTCCCAATGAATGAGACATCTACTGTCAGATTGACGACAGCAAAAGGGCCAAATAGTCATCTCCCCGTTAAAGCTTGTTCTGTTAATGATCTCGCTTACTACATGATCAAAATTGTTGAGAAAGATAAGTTTAGAGAGTCAGCTATAGAAACGAACTACAAGACAGCACAGAAATGGCTTACAGCAGTTAGTGACATTAATACAACTATAAAAAACGCAACAAAGAAAGGACCCGAGACAATCACAGTTGATCTTGAAAAAGCTGTTCTTTTTGCCCAGCATTCTTCGGCAGGGGATGTTTTGATGACAACTAAAGCTTTGAAAGGATTGAAAGAGCGCCATCCTGATTTGCCGTTGCATTATATGACAATGCCGCAGTATATGAACATCATTGAAGGCAACCCATATGTTGACAAAGTCCTTGCTTGGGATGAGCGGCTTTTACACCACAAGTATCAATTTACATATAACCCCCATGGCGACAAGATACTTCCCGGACATTGGGGAAGAAACAGTAATTCTCTCTTGTCTGATTTCTACTGGCAGATATTGAGAGTACCGAAAGGCAAGTTCTTCATTAAAGAAGAGAAACCGGGTTTGAAAGATGTGTGGGCTTATGAAGATATGGATATTTGCATTGTTCATACCACAGGAGGAGATCCTGAGTTTAGAACATATAAGTATATGGGGGATGTTTGCGAAGCTTTGAAAGGTAAATATTGGACTGTTCAGCTTGGTGGAAATAATGATTTTGATGCAGGTGCCAATCTTGATTTAAGAGGGAAGTTGTCTTTCAATGAAACTGCATGGGTTATGAAGCATGCCAATCTTGCTGTAACAGTTGACAGCTTTATTTCTCATCTTGCAGGAATGTACGGGGTTGATCAGGTTTGCTTGTTTGGTTCTGGTAATCATAATGTTGTGAAACCTGATCAAGTGGACGGAGTTCTTAAATGCTTGGTGCCGGACTACATTAATATGTGCCCGGGTCTCGGTCCATGTAGTGCGAGCAAACGTGATTGTCCAGCACCTTGTACAGGATGGCATTCACCACAATCTATTTTGGATGCAATCTCAGAAATTGAGAAGGAAAATCAAATAGAGGTTGAAAAGAAGCTTGTAGAGATGTTGACTCAAATAACAGAGAATGCAGAAAAGAGAAAGAAAATGGTCGAAACAGGCAGGACGGAAGCACACTGATGAAGCAAGAAAGAAAATGTCCATTGCTAAAAAAGGAAAG